ACCAATTTCTGAAACACCTGTTACAGCACCAGTGCTCAAGTCTACATTAGCTGAAGCGTAAACACCTTTACCACGAAGACCAACCTTTGTAAGTGATGTACCGTCGTTTGCAGTAATAGCAAAGTGAGCCACAGCAAATAAGTTCTTCAATGTAACAATTCCGTCGGTAACTGCCTTTCCGTCTGAAGTAGCAACAACCTTGCCTGTACCCATTAAAACACAGTTCCTCTTCAAATCCTTAAGTTCGCCTGTCTGCTGAGTGAGGTCGATATTGATGTTACCCGCAGAGAGGTCACTTGCGCTAATTGTTCTGTCGGCACTACCATCGGTTGTTCTGCCTACATAGAAAAAGCGGTAAGTGCTGGTATTTGTTATGAGGCTTGCTGGAACCTGACCTTCAAACTCTCCACTGAGACCGTCACGCTTTGTAGACTTCAATGCGAGTGTATGAACAGTTTTCCCACCAGCAGCATCGGTTATAACAAGCATCAATTGGTCTCCAGTTTCCCACTTCCATGGGCTTTGATTGCCTTCTTTCTCTACTAATACGGCTCTCGATGTAGTAGCATCGTCTTCTGTACCAGCCGATACAGAGAGCGTTATCATTTGTTCTTTCTCTTCTGGATAATCAACAGCTTCTGAAGAACAAGATGCTGCAAAAATTGATATTGCCATGCAAATAAGTGGCAAAAGAATTCTATTTTTCATTCTTTATATCTTTATTACTATTAAAATGTTTCAGCTAAACTTTACTCAACCTCATACAAAGCAACCACTTTGAATATGAATTTGAGTAGCATTTAAACTATTTGTAAGGTAAGCTAAATGTTAATAAACTCGTTTAATCACCTTGTCCTGTATTCCAAGGGTCGCTTGGGTCTTCACTAACATTTTTATTGTCAGTTTCGCCCGATACACTACTCTGTAGCATAGACTCTGGATACAAGCTGAAAATTGTACACGATGGTGTTTGGTAAGTTTCTTTTTTTCCTTTAACAATAGTTTCTAATACCGTTAATCCATTTTCTCTCATATTTTCTCTAATTATATAGTTATATCTTGTGTTGAATAGCATAATTTATAGTGGCATACACAACTTTTTGTGTAATTTTTATAAATAAGCATTAATTTTAATGCAAAATTAGTTATTTATTTTTTATGACACGATACATTTACATTTTTTAATAATTTCGTGAACATATATACAGAGAAAAACTGACAGATATCTAAAACGAAACTGACAGATATCTAAAACGAACACGACAGATATCTGAAACGAAACTGACAGATATCTGAGATATTTTATATACATTTGGATATTCTTTTCGATTGCTTGGTAGAGCAACAAAGGCTGCTTACAAGCAATGCAAATAGACAATTATAAACAAAAGAGGAGAGCAAACCACCCTCCCCTATTTGCAATTCTGTTGAAATTTTATTTTGTATACCGTTCTGCAATAATTGTTAGCATACATTTTATTGAAGTTGGTTCTAACTTATTAGAATAGCCATGCAATCAGCTTTTTACGGTGAAACGCTTGAGGAACAAGATGAGATAGAAAGTAAGAAACATAGCACAACTAAGTATTTCTAAATAACACTATAAATATAGCTGTTCTGCTTGTAAATAACAACAACACGCAAAAGAACATATTACAGCACAAAAAGCATCAGCGTTTTAGCACAAAAACACTCAACAAAATAGCGCAAAAAGCATCAACGTTTTACCACAAAAACACTCAATGAAATAGCACAAAAAGCATCAATAACTTTTATGTGCCGAAAAAAAACGTTACTTTTGCAAAAAATATTTGGTATATGGAGTATTACAAAAGAATGGTAGACAGTCTGCTTACCGATCTACTTGACTCATCAGGTGCGGTATTGATAGAAGGTCCCAAGTGGTGTGGAAAAACAACAACAGCTACACAACAAGCTGCAAGTGTTCTTAAATTACAAGACCCTGATATGCGAGAACAATATTTTGCTACCGCAGCTATCAAACCATCTTTATTATTGACAGGCAAAACACCTCGCTTGATAGACGAATGGCAAGAATTGCCTGTCTTGTGGGATTCTGTGCGAACAGTGGTAGACGAACGAAATGACGTAGGTCAGTTTATTTTGACAGGCTCTAATTCTATAGACAAAAGTGCCATTCGACATTCAGGGACGGGGCGTATTGCAACTATGGGAATGTTGCCTATGAGTCTGTTTGAGTCGAAAGAGTCATCAGGTGCTGTTTCTTTGAAAAACCTATTTGATAATCCTCTTATAGATATTGATGGGATAACATCGCCTATGCAGTTGGAGGACTTAGTTTTTGCAGCTTGCAGAGGTGGATGGCCAGCATCATTGATCCGCAAAACGGACAAAGCACGCCTTCAGGTTGCAAAAGACTATATCAATAGTCTTTGCAGAATTGACATTTCAACCATCGATGGAATTACACGCAACGAAAAACTTAGTCAGCTTATTTTGCGCACTTACGCACGAAACATTTCAACATTGGCAAAGAAAAGTAGTCTGCTGAAGGATATTAGGGCAAATGTAGAAAATTGTTCAGAAAATACTTTGAATGATTATATAAACGCATTTACCAAACTTTTTGTTATACAAGATATAGAAGCATGGAGTCCAGCGGTAAGATCGGCATCTGCCATACGTCGGGGTGTTAAAAGAGAATTTGTTGATCCGTCTATTGCCGTTGCAGCCCTATCTATGTCTCCAGAAACATTATTAATGGACTTGAAGACCTTTGGCTTTATTTTTGAGTGTATGTGTATTCGCGACTTGAAGGCTTATTCTCAGGCTTTAGGAGGCTATATCTCTTATTATCATGACCGATACGATTTAGAAGCAGATGCCGTTCTTCATTTAGAAGATGGGAGATATGCTCTCATTGAGTTTAAGCTTGGAAGCAGGGAAATAGAGGAAGGAGCTGAACATCTTTTAGAAATTAAACGTCTGGTCCAGCAATACAATGCAAAAGAAAAGCAAGTTCGACTTCGTGAGCCAGACCTGCTTATGGTGATAACAGGCGGTGTAATGGCTTACTCACGTCCCGACGGTGTTAAAGTTATTCCTTTGGGGTGCATGAGAAATTAAATATGGAGCAACCAATAGGCTGATGGAATATGCTTTATGGAATAGACTAAATATAAGGGTATCTAATTTTGTAGGCTCAGTATGTAGCACTAAGCACAGAGTGTAACATTAAACGTAAACACCGCTGAATGTAGAAATTAGGTTACAAGTGAGTATTTTTAAACACAAAAGAGGATTTTGTTTCCAAAATCCTCTTTCCTTGTTTTGTGATTCCGTTGGGGTTAATTTTGCTCTTTGAAACTATCTGTAATACAGTTGTTTTTATATTTAATCTGTTATTTGGTATCACAAATAAGATTTTGCGAACTCTTTGCGATACATATCTTGTTTTTATTGTTCTGTCTAATTTGATTTTGGAGCATTGTTACAATGTTTGGCAGTATCTTTAATTTGCCTGTTTATTTTACGTCTGTTCGTTTTAAATACCAAAGATGATAGTTTTATCATTTGAAAGATTCTAAGCCATCAGAACGAATTTAAATGCGCCTTTTCATTAGTAGCATATCTTGCAAGGGGTAAATCCTTTTGCCCTTGCGCTGCTCACGGGAAGCTGCCTGATGCTGCCCGAACACCTGTTGAGCCCACGACAAGTTTGCGTTGTGTGGTACTTCTTTGACTTTGGACCAGTACAGATGTAGACTGTTGCGTCCTTTTCTGCTTTTTACTCATTAGAGTATTTTCCATTTTTAAATTAAATAATTATGTATTAAAACTAAATTTAAATGCTCTCCTAAACCCTTTATCGGTAGCTTCTTTTACAGTCCAAGCATAAAACTCGCCATTATTTATAATCTTGGTTCTCCAATACTGCTGGTCAAATGGTAGATGGTATATTTTATTTCCATTATTTATATTGCATTTTATTTGAGGATATGGATTTAAATTTAATTTCCAAACAACAACAGAAAGAAACGATGCAAATTTTTCTGCTATTGGACTTAATGGTGTTGGCGTTGCTATGATTGGTACTAATTTCCCTTCTTTTATATCAGAAAGATTATATCTATTTTCCAATGCATACTGAATAGTTGTTCCATATAACTGACAAATAACATTCTCGTGTATTTCTTTTTTAGAACTCCAATACTTACACTGGATTATATAAGTTTTTCCGCCTTTTTGTGCTATACAATCACGCCCGAGGTCTTCTAAACCTTTTTGTATTCCATAATCAATAACCAAAAATCCTTTTGTACGTAAAATATAGGCACAATACATTTCGTATTCTAAACCTATTATTAATTTAGACTTATTCCGTTTATTGTACCTATCTAATGCTAATTGATTTCTTTCTATTACAGACATCTTGTTATATTCTTCCGTACTAAGAAAATCTAAAGTTGTGTCTCTTTTATTTTGAAACTCATTTATACTTGAATAGACTTCCAAATATTCCAAAGAGTCGTCGTTTTCTACATACTTTGTCAATTCTGGGAAAATATTAAGTAATGCTTCATATTTAAACTTTATTTCTTTATAAGATTGCAAATATGAGATTGTTTTTTCCCGATACTCTCTTATTTCTTCAGCCGCTCGCCTTGCTGGACGTTCCTTTTTTACGAGACATTCGGCTATTTCTTCGTAAGAAATAGTTTCATATTCCGCTAATAGCGTTGCAGAGAAGCGAAATGGAGACTTTGAGTTTAAGGTTTCATTTAGGAGTACAATTCTTGCTTTTAGTTCACCCATCTGCTTTTGATACATCTGCTTTTGATTATTTAACTTGTGAACAAAATTTATTTCCAGTTTCCTCTCTTTATGATACGTTTCTTTCTTAAATTTTTCATATTTACCTTTTGTTCTATGATACAAATAAATATAATATAAAAGTGCAATAAAAGCGAGGATTATTATTACAGGAATAAGATACGAATATAACCAACCATTTTTTGATGCTATCGAAACAAGGGTTAAAAAGGCAAATCCCAAAAACAGAATGAGAAATATTACCCATCCACATCCGTCATCTTTAGAATAATAATCCATTCTCTCTTAATTAACAAAAAGCTCTTCTTTCTTACTTCTTTGCCATACACAACATAACTCTGTACACTCCGTAAATATCATTCAGTGCAACCTCGAAAGGCGCATATATTGGGGCAGGGTTAATCGAAACGCAACGCACATAATCCTCTTTCTCTGATGGTGTAAGTGTCTTTACCACCACCCCATTGCAAGTGTCGAGCACATAAACCTTACCCCAGTCTATAAAGGCACGTTCGTTTATGCGCTTTGCAAGAACGATGCTGCCGTTCGGATACTCGTCTGCCATACTATCACCCGATATTGTTATTGCTATGTCTGCCCCTTTTATAGGAGAAATTATCTTTTCACAGTCTTGCAAGCTGACAGAAACAACAAAGTCATTAAGCGAGCCACCTTGTGCAGATATGGGAAGCAAAGGAACTCGAGTATATTCCATTTCGTTGAAGCCAGCCAAAGATGGTTCAGTAGTAAACATAGAACCCTCACCAGTTAAAAGCCAAGTTCTATTTAAGTCAGTGTAGAAGTTCAATATTTTTTCTATATTCTTTTCGGACAAATCTCTATTTTCTTTACGAGATTTTCCTAATGTACCAATAGATAACCCAAGACTATTGGTAACCTTATTGTCATTTAAGCCTTTGGTTTTCATATATTTATCAAACCTTTCTATCTTCTTTTCCATATTTCCAAAATGTTTATAAAGGTTAAATATAGAAGAAAGTTCTATGTATACTTGTTTTGTATAGAAGAAAGTTCTACCTTTGCACCGTAATAACACAGACAACTATTAGTAACCATACAGTTATTTTATAGTTAGTCTGCAAATTTAATAATAAAAATAAAAAATGGCAAACAGAAAGCCAATAAAATTAAAAAAAGGCAGCAAAAAAAAACTTGCTGCAATTTTAGGGGTGAGTGAACTCACTGTATATAACGCTATGCATTGGAAATGTGATAGCGATACCCAGAACTTAGTCCGCCAAAAAGCAGCGGAGTTGGGTTTTATAAAGAAGTTTTAAAATTAACAATATAGGGTTATGACAACATTTAAAAATTACACCCCACACCCCATCAAGTTAAATGATGGTAGAGAATTCGCAAGCGAGGGTCTTGCAAGAGTATCAGCAACTTTTACTTCGTTCGATGAGAACGGAGTATGCGAACAGCAGTTTGGCGATGTTACTGGCTTACCCGAGCCAGCCGAAGGGGTGCTGTACATTGTCAGTGCGCTTGTGCTGACGGCAGCAAAGGCACAAGGGCGCACTGATTGTGTTGCCCCCGCAACGGGGCACCCCAATTGCGTAAGAGACGAAAAAGGATTTATTAAATCCGTTCCAGGTTTTGTTCGATAGTTAATAACAGCAGCGGGGGCGCAAGTGTTTTTTTGGCACTGTTCCCCTATGGCGTCCTCGCTGCATAATTTTAAAGAAATGAAAGAAATAAAAGAAATATTTTGTGTTAGTTGGTTTGTTCAGCTAACAATCATACAAAGGTTTGCTGTAATTGCGGCAATCACGGCGTTTTGCTGTGTATTGTTTTCTGCAATGGCAGCAAACCTTTTCGTGTTTGTTGCAAGCTGTATAGCATTTTATGTAGCTTGCAAATGGGTTGGAAAGTTAGAGATTGATATCGAGGAATGATATCACGTGAGCTTGACATAATAGCAAACAGAATGGCTAACATTCTTGCCGACAAGGTAGCCGACAAGGTTGTGGAAAAATTAGGTTTTAATGCTGGTGCAATGATGACACGCAAGGAAGCTGCAAAGTTTTTGGGCTATTCAGAAAGCTATGTTAAGAAGCTCAACATTCCAACATACAAAATAGGGCGCAAAGCCCTGTACAAGAAAGAGGACTTAACGGCTTTCCTCACAGCAAAAGCCGAAAGGGAGAGAAGCCTTATAAAACGGTAGGCAGCTTAAATCTGTGGTTCGATTCCACTTCTCTCCACTATTAAAAGTGGTCTTTGACTTATTGATACAAAAGAAACAAAGAAAGAACATACATATTGTTTATATAGCACGCAAAAACGTCATAGCGTAGAGAGTAGGCAGGGTTGGCGTCTGTCTCGCATAAACAAATATACTATATAATTTTAGACGTAAGTACGCAACGCACCTTTACACACGTAAAGAGAATAGCTGTTGGGTTCGCTTGCGTGGGAAACAACTTCGTATGTAAGCTCTATTCTGCTACGCTTTCATCTTCTCTACACAGAGTAGGTACTGCGCAAGTGGAAATATACAGAGTGCCTATCGTGATTTGGTGAGCTAACTGGGGACGAATAGGTGTCTATATGCGAAGACTTCTTAACTGCGTGGCGATATTTGATAGTAAATAGCACTTTGCGAAAGGAGTAAAAGCAAAGCATACATCTAAAATAAATTTTGAACAATACTAAATTTCAATATAAACCCACTCCGCACGCTTTTAGCGGTGCTGCAATCGAATTGAGAGTGGGTTCTTTTCCATTTTTATAATATGATTTCTTGATTTTTCAGCTGTAGCCGCTTGTGATAAGTCGCTGTAGCAACTAATGTATTTTGTTTATAGTATGGAGCTATAATAGTTATTATCTGCAGAGGCAGATGTTACCTTTGTCGAATGTGTAACTCGTGATGAGCTGCACATTTTTTATATAGCTTGTGTACTGCACGGTACAGGATAAACCTGGTCTGCGGTTCGACTCCGCCACAAGCTACAAATACTAATTCAAAACAAACAAAATTATATGAAAATTCATTTTAAAACACTCACATTAAAAAATTTCAAAGGAATTTTAGGTGAGAAAACAATCAACTTCTGTGATACGGTAACCTCCATATATGGAGCCAACCACACAGGAAAGACAACTGTCATAGATGCAATTCTATGGGTGTTGTTCGACAAGAACAGCGAGGGTGCAAGCGTCTTTGGCATAGATACCAAAGACGAAAACAATAACGTAATTCCAAAATTGGAACACTGCGTTAAGCTTACGCTGTCAGTAGACGGAGTGGAACGTACTCTTGAAAAGGTGCGTAAAGACGTGTGGAGCAAACCACGAGGACAAAAAGAAGAAGTCCTCACAGGACACACCACAAACTATTTTATAAGTGGCAACAAGTACACACAAACAGAGTACAAAGCAGAAATAGCAAATATATTGCCCGAAGCTCTGTTTAAGAGTATTACCAACCCTATGTACTTTCCAACCTTACCACCAAGCGAACAACGTATGTTGCTCGAACAGATGGTAGGAGAAACAAACTTTGTCGATGTAGTATCTCAAAAAGAAGAATGGGAACTACTCGAAAAGTACATAGAAAATGAAGATATAGAAAGGTTTAGAGAAAACCTTGCATACAAGATTAAGGGTATAAAAGAGGAACTCAAACTTATTCCAAGCCGAATTAGTGAGCATACAAACGAACTTGCAGAGTTGCAAAGCAAAGATTGCGACTTTCCTATTCTTGAGAAAAGAATAGCAGAAATAGAAAAAGGTCTGCAGCATTATGATGATATGCTTGCCGATGCAAGCAAGGGTAGCGATGAGAAATACAAAGCCAAAATGGCTGTCCGTAAGCAGATGCAAGTCTATGAAGCTGAACGAGACAGCATCATAAACGGCATAGATAAAGAAAACAAGAGTGCTATTGATAAGTACACAAGTAATATTGAAAACATACAGCGTGCTTTAGAAGATTTAAAACATAATCTTTCCTTTGTGGAGAGTGCGCAAAACGCAAGCGAGCGTAGGTTACAAGCACTCATCGAACACAAGGAAGACTATCGCAAACGATGGCAACAGATAGAGGACGAGGCATTTGTGTGGGACGCAAACAATGAAGTTTGCCCTACGTGCCACCAGCGACTTCCACAAGAAGATATAGACGAATTGCGTGAGCGTTTGCAAGGCAACTTCAACGAGAATAAGGCGAAGAAACAAGAAGCCTTAGATATAGAGGCGCAAAACATATTGGAGACACAAAAGAAAATAAATGAGGAAACAGAACGACTCCAAAAGGACAAGGATAATACTCTTACAAGCATATCTGTGCTTGAAAAGAAATTAGAGGAAGCAAAAGGCACTCAACCCGAAAAGAAAGACTACACGACGGATAGCAGAGTTATTGAATTTACAAACCTCATCAAAGAAGAAGAGGACAAGTTGCAACAACTCGAACAGGAAGAGGATAACACTACACAGGAAGAAGCGATTAATCGCATCAAAGAACAAAAAACACAGCAACAGCAACTCCGAGACCAGCTCCGAGACCAGCTCCAAACCAAACAGCAGATAGAGCGCAAGGAAAAGCGCATCGCAGAACTTACAGCAGAGCAGCAAAGTCTTAGTCAGCAGCTAACAGGTTTGGAACAGCAGGACAATACAGCTATGCAACTCGTGAAATATTATATAGAAGAGTTGGAAAAGAAAGTGAATAAGATGTTTGATATTGTAAAATTTACAATGTTTGAACACCACCTTAATGGTAATATCAAAACAAAGTGCGAATGCACTATGCACGGCACACCTTACCAAGATTTATCGAACAGCGAAAAGATAAACGCTGGAATAGATATCATTAACGCTATGTGCAGGCATCACAATGCTTTTGCGCCTATCATAATAGATAATGCAGAAAGTATCACAGACATATTGCCGACTGCAAGCCAGCAAATACGCCTGGTGGTAAGTGCGCAAGACAAAGAACTAACAGTAGTAAACTCTTAAAAAAAAATAATTATGACACAACAACAAACAACAGCAACAGCACAACAACAAAGCACAGCACCTGTACAACTTCCATCGCAAAGTAATACTGCATTAAAGGAAATGCAGGAAAAAACCGTAAATGCGGTTATGAAACAGGTTGAAGAGCTAAAACAATCAGGCGGACTTGTGCTGCCAAAAGATTATAATGTAGGTAATGCTCTTAAAAGTGCGTGGATATACCTGCAAACAATAGAGACACGCACCAAGCAGAAAGCAATAGACGTATGCACTAAACTAAGCATTTGTAATTGTTTGCTCGAAATGGTGATACGTGGAGAGCATCCTAAAAAGCACTGCTACTTTATTGCTTGTGGTAACTCCCTTGAATATTGGGAACGCTACACAGGAAAGCTATTGCGTGCAAAGCGTGACACTAACATACAAGATGTTGTTGCGCAAATCATCTATGAAGGAGATAATTTTGTCTACGGAGTAGACAAGAACGGATATTATCAATTGATAAAACACGAGACAGCAATTGAGAATATTAATAATGAAAAAATAAAAGCAGCTTATGCTGTCGTGATTTACAAAGACGGCAGCAAGCATTTGGAGGTTATGACAATGGACCAAATACGCAAGTCGTGGCAACAGGGCGCAGCACGTGGTACAAGTGGTGTGCATCAAAACTTCACAGACCAAATGTGTAAGAAAACTGTCATTGCACGTGCTTGCAAAATAGAATTAGATAGTGCAACCGACGGAGAAGAGGAAGAGTTGTCTATGACACCCCCAAACAGTGCTGAATCTATTCGTGATGCAGCACAACAGCAAATAACAGTGCAGGCGAACGAAACCCCACAGTTGGAAAATAAGAAGCAGGAAACAATTGATTTTTCAGAATCAGAGTCTGCAGTTTATGAGCCAGTAGCCGACGCTCCGCAGCCCGAGAACAAAAGCGAGCGCAAGTGTCCCATCTAATATATAAAAGGTAAAGCAATGGTATTAACTTGCATTGGCAGTTCCTCCAAAGGGAACTGCTACGTAATTCAGAACAACAGCGAAGCCTTGATAATAGAAGCAGGACTACCGCTGCTGGAAGCCAAAAAGGTTTTAAACTGGAATATTCAAAAGGTAGTCGGCTGTTTGGTTTCGCATCAGCACGGAGACCACGCAGCATTCGCAAAGGAGTACACCGATGCAGCGATACCATTGCTTGCGCCCGAAGAAACTATTAAGACAAAAAATTTAGGCTACAGTGCTAAAGCTGCAGAGCACGGCAAATGCTACAAGTTAGGCAACTTCAAAGTTATACCTTTCAATGTGTACCACGATGTGCCGTGCGTAGGTTACCTTGTATGGCACAAAGAGTTTGGCAAACTGTTCTTTGCAACAGATACCTATGCAGTGCCTTACAACTTCAATGGCATTAACCATTGGCTCATAGAAGCCAACTATTCGGACGAGATATTGGACAGCAATATCATCAGCGGACGAGTACCAGCGGTTATGAGAGACCGATTAATGTTGAGCCATTTAAGTATAGACAATGCAATAGGTGTTTTAAAGCGAAACGATTTGAGCCAAACAAAACACATTGTGTTATTGCACCTGTCAGACGGCAACAGCAACGAAGCTGAATTTGTAAAAGCAGTTCGCAGGGCAACAGGCAAACGCACAGTAGCAGCTAAAAAAGGAGTAGAAATAAATTTATCAAGAATATGAGAAATAAAACAGCAATATGGTTTGAAACCAAGATACGCTACGACAAGACTATGGAAGATGGTCGGAACAAAAAAGTTACAGAGGTTTACACCGTAGAGGCGTTGAACTTTACAGAAGCAGAGAGTGCCATAACAGAAGAAATGTCGCACTATGTCAGCGGTGAGTTTGACGTAAAGGCGATTGCTCGTGCACCATATAAAGAAATATTTTTCAGCGATGCCGACAGCGATGATAAATGGTATCGTGCAAAACTCGCATTCATTACCATTGACGAAAAGACAGAGAAAGAAAAACGCTCCAACGTTGTCTACCTTATGCAGGCAGCAACTCTTGACAAGGCTCGCCAATACATCAAAGATGTAATGGCTAAGACAATGATTGATTACGAGGTGGTTTCTATTTCTGAAACACCTATAATGGACGTGTTTGAAAGAGAATGATTTCCTTTGAGCAAGCATTGGCTCAACAGAAAGCCAAGCGCAAATCACCTTCCAACGAGGAACACCGCATACAATGTTCTTGTGTGCGGTGGTTTAATTTAAAGTATAGAAAGCTGCAAGGTCGGCTTTTCGCAGTTCCCAATGGAGGTAAACGAGATGCACGCACAGCTGCAATACTCAAAGAAGAGGGCGTTGTGGCAGGTGTGGCAGACTTAATACTGCTTATACCCAATAAGTTTTACAGTGCACTGCTCATAGAAATGAAAACTGCAAAAGGCAAGCAAAGCCCATCGCAAAAACAATGGGAGAATCTTGTAACGGAGCAGGGAGAATATAAATATATCGTCTGCCATTCGTTAGACGAATTTATAAATGAAGTAGAAAGTTACCTTAAATTTTACTAAAATGGATATTGATTATTACCCTATCGAAATTAGCATCTTCCAAGATGCTAAAGTACGAAAGCTTATACAATATCAGGGAGCGAAAGCAGCAACAGTATATATTTATCTGTTATGCGAAATATATCGTAATGGATATTATATTTTGTGGAATAAGACCACAGTGCAACTTGTTATGCAAGCTTTAAATTTAGATGTAGCTTTCGTAAAGGAAGTTGTAATTTGTTGTGCAAAAGTGGGGCTGTTCAATTCTGAATATTTATACAAAGAAGAAATTCTAACATCAAAAGGTATTCAAAAACGATACCTAAGAATTTCTAAGCTATGCAACAACTCTACAACCATAGAAGATTACAGTTGCATAGAAAAAAAACAATCTGTCAAACAAAACAACACTACAGGAATAGATAAAGAAATTGAAGAACTAAAACTATCCTGTGTATGGCTCGACAACTTACAAACATTGCATCACTTACCAAAAGATGTATTAATAAACAAGTTGGACGATTTTAAACTGCAATGTTTGGCAGATGGAATAGAGGAACACGCCAATATCAGAGATGCAAAGCAGCATTTCAATAATTGGTTAAGAAAAATGCAAAACAATGAAAGCAATAGACAAGAAACAAAAAATAGACGTAGAGGCAATGTTCTCACTTCTTCTAAAAAGAAAGAATATACCGACACGTTTTAGAATACCATATACAGCAGAACAAGTATACGCTATGCTGTATGCAGCTTGTAAAGCAGAAGTTGCAGCACGAATGAGAAAATTTGTTGATAGCAAAGAATATAAACAGCATATATTAGATGTCGCTAAGTGGCTGACATCAAACGAAACAACATTTGGGTTGTTTATTTGTGGCGATAAAGGCAATGGAAAAACAGCTCTTGTGCTGGCGTTGCAGTCATTGTATTTCTATCTCCACTTAGGGGAACGTTGCGAGAACAGAGAGCCACCGTACAGCGGTTTCAGAATTGTAACAGCAAAGGAGCTTGTGCAGCTTGCTAAAGCTGACAACAATCCGACAAAGGAAAACGAAAAAGCAACTACGGCATTTCGTCTTCTAAAGAACATAGAGATACTATGTATAGACGATTTAGGCACAGAACCTTGCGAAAGTCTTAACTATGGCGATACTGTTACGGCAGTTACAGATGTTATACATTATCGCTATCAAAAACAATTTTGTACGATAACAACATCAAATCTTACTTCAAAAGAGATTGGGGAGTATTACGACCAGCGTCTACTTGATAGATTTAAAGAGATGATGCACGTTGTAAACTTTGCTCACGAACCATCATTTAGATAAAATATTTAATAAAACAATAAACAATAAAAGTAATGAAAACAGAAACTATAAACAAATTATGCGCTTCTTATATGGAGGACGTAAGAGGCGTAAAGAGAAACACGCCTAATAGGAACTTTGTATTGCGTCTAATCGAAGATACGTACAAAGCAGGTATCGAAGATGCCTACAAAGGCATAGAGCCGTTAAGCTGGACGGTTAAAAGGTATGAAATATTGGCTTGCACGTTTGTAGGTCTATTTATAATCCGCCCGATTTTAAAAGGAGGATTTGATGTAGAGTGCAACGGCAGAACTTTGTGTACTCGTTCTACCTTATCAAAGGCGAAAGAGTTTGCGAACAATATTTACAGGAAGAAAACAAAAGAAAGGTTGGGGTTATGAAAGATTTAGCAGAAGAATACGCATTAAAAGAGTATGCCGGAGTGAACGGAGAAAGCGACCCTATCTTTGTAGATAACAAGTGCTTCATATTTGACGACATCAAAGCAGCTTTTAACGCAGGGCGTGAGAGCGTGGTGGAGAATATGCCAAAATTGAAATGGTCAAAAGCCTTCGAAGATGGACTATACATTGCGATATCTTCTTTTGGCGTTTCTTACAGGATAAAATTTGCTTATAACGAATTTCATTTATTCTGTAATAGTGTACATATCAGTTGTTATATCTCTCTTTCTGATGCCAAGCAGGCAGCTAACGAACACTATAAGAAACAAATTAAACAAGCATTGGGACTATGAAATCAGCGTATATAAATAAGAATACAGAAGAATTAAGAAATTGGCTTAGAAGTGTAAGGCTATTTCCAATAGATTACCCCGAATGCGATAGGTATAACGGACTTATTGCACCATATTACATAAGAAAAAGCATGCCGAATGAAGATAAAGATTGGGTAATATTCTACAAAGACGGTGTAGTTTATGACACGGACGATGATGCATCAGACTATTATTTCTGCGATACAGAAGAAGAGTTTAAGAAAAAAGTATTGGAATTAATAAGCAATTATCAATTATGACAATATTAGAATTACAAAAGGCACTTCAAGAAATGTACGAAAAGTACGGAGACATTGAAGTGGTTATCCAAAACGGAGACGATGGCGGAGAATACTGCGGTCAAAGAAATATTGAAAATGTAGAATTTGAGGGAGAATATCCAAACGAAATGGTTATTCTGTCGTAAAAAGATAAGTTATGAATAGAGAAGAAATGGACGATATATTTATCACTACATTAGAAAGCATAATTCAAGTTTGCAGTTTAATAACATCGGGTAATGCAGCTCATTATATTCCATCTATTAAAGGAAAGTGCCAAAGTATGATACAATTTTATAAAGAAAATACTATTAGCCCTTGGCACGATGTGAAAGAGGAATTGCCGGATATTAATATTCCTATTTTGGTATTAACACACAGTGGGAATGTTGTAACTACCTCGATGTATATTCCCAGGGATGTTAATGGAAACATTTTAGGTGATAAAGAATGGAATGGAAATCACGCTTTCAAACAAAGCATTACACATTGGATGGAAATACCAAAGTTACATAATGATTAGAGTATGAAACCTTATAGAATTAAACATAAGGCAAGTGGTTTGTACTACCAGCCTACAATCAACGGAAATAACTTGTCAAAAACGGGTAAGGTTTATCTAACAAAGAACAATGTGCTAAATGGAACAGACACTTTTGTGTATATTTCACTTAACGAGCAAGGTAGACTTTACAAAAAGTATGCAAAGTTCTTTCCTACATTAAAGCCGTGTCATTTATACCCGACAGGTAGAGTTTCTAAAACAGAATTTGAAAAGGAGGAATTATGATTAAGAAGCTAATTTGCAGACTATTCGGACACGTATATGTTGAGGAAATGTACGCAGCTCCACTCGCTGAAAATGAACGCAAGTACGTAGTGATTAAGGAGTGTAATTGCGCTCGTTGTGGAAAGAATATATCCTTTGAAATGAGCGAACCAATGTCACGTGCGGAGTTGTTGCAGAGTGGTTGGTTTATAAAATCAGAGCCTATATGGATTTCACGTCAGTTTAATGAAAAGGAGGATTGAAAGAATATTAAAACAGTATGGTATCAATATCAGACATTCAAAATGGTCAGTATTATTGGGAAACAAAATATTCTCATGCTAATAATACGGAAACTGCAAACGATTTTATAGAAAATGAGTTGCCGCAAAATGTAGATGTTTATTTCCAAGATGAAAACTATTTGGAATTTATATTTGAAGATGGTAAGTATTATTCTGCAACTATATTCGGTAATTGTGATTTTACTCACCACCAAGCTAATTTTGAATTTATAAAATAATTAGTTATGAACGGAATAACAATAAACGATATATGCAAGAATAGTGTGATGTGTAAAGCACCTTACTACTTTATAAATAGTAACGGAGAGTGCGAAATATCTAAGAAATTAAAAATA